ACCCATAGCATTAAATGTTTCCCCTAGTTGTTTAGTGCTACTAATATTAAACTCATGCCCCACTAATTCATATATTCTATTTTTTAACACATCTATTCGTATTAAAGTTTTATCATATGCTTCTTTGGCATATTTATTATTTATTAATACACCCCGTTTTTCCATCATGTATAGTGTTTTAGTTAAATCATTTTGAAATCTAAATAAATCTAGTTGTTTTGATAATTCTAACTTACGCAGTCTATCTTGATAAACTTTTCTTGTCCAATACACATCTTGTACACAATAAGGTCCTAAATAATATGGGGGTGCTGCAGCAAAGTTCTTATTCCAAGAATGCTTTCTTAGTATTTTTTTAGTTTCAACATCATATAATCCAGCATTTTCCCCGTAACTTCTAATAATAGTATCTGTAAGACTAAGCCTATTCATAGTTGTAGGTTCAGTCATTCGCACCATAACTAATACATCTACAAGATTCATATTAGGTACATTAATGCCTTCATTCTCTAGGAACTTTGCATCAAACTTTACGTTATATCCGATTAAAGTTTTGCAATTATCATTAATAAACCCTACTAATTCATTAAGTTGGGCTTGTGATAAGTTATTATACTCAACCACATCAGTATCTTCTGTCCAAATTGTGGTAGGCACCTCTTCTTGATTAATAACTTCGCCATCGTCATTTTTAGTTTTAACTATTTTAGTGGATGGTATTTGTTTATAGAAAGGTTCATCGTATATAGCTTGATGTCTAAAAGGAAAATAATAAATTTGAGAGTCACTATCAGTCACAGGCACTAATCCTATACCACATATTTGATTCATGTCATAAGGATTTAATCCGTTAGTTTCCACATCAATAATCCACTCTGATACTTTAGGTAGTGAATTTAATGTCTCTGTAAATGTGTCTGAAGTTACTATCATATTTGAATTAACAAGACCCCCCGGCAGGACATAAGCCGGAGAGTCTTTAGTTATGGAGGTTGTTAACCTAGAATAAAGAGTCGTCATCGTCATCAACGCTTACAGCATCTGATGGTACGTTGTCAAAAGATGGCACATCGCTAGCACCATATCTCTGACCTAAATACTCTTTAATAGGTGTAAGATTTTGCACTTCTGCTTGTTTGTCATCAGGTAACTCAATGCTTCCTGATGTAGAAGTGATTGTGTATGTAGTGTCTAATGCACTACCTCGTCTTTTTACTCTAATAACAGACTTACTTAGTGAGCCATTATCTTCAAAGATGTCTACGAACTGATTCCAATTACTGTTCTGTGCTCCAAAAGATAGAGTTAAAACTTTAAAATCGTTAACAGTTTCTTTAAATAGTTTACTACCAGACGGGCTAGTAACCTCTTCCCATGAGTCTACTCTTTGTTCTGCATGCATTATGTCTGTTACATACACCCAAAGTGCAAACTTATGTCGTGGTTGTCTTCTTCTTCCATCTTCATAAACCATAGCTTCGCTAGGCACAGATGCAACGGGTTCTCCGTCTACAACTAATACGCTAGTCCAACTTTTATCCATGCCTTGTTGAAATTCATATACATGAAAATCATCTAAGTGAATATCGCCTTCTTCACCTGTGGCAATACTTTTCATAAAAACTTGGTCCCCATCTTTAAGCCAAACTTCTTTTCCAGAAGATTCTGACCCATTAGGTGTCCTACTTTCTTTATTCTGTATTGTACTTTGTATCATACTGATTCCTGACATTAAGCCTCCTTTACCAGTATCTTTTATTGTTAATTACATTTTTTAGTATACCATAAGATTTGATGTCTTGCACATCTTTATATTCTTCAGGTATATCTATATGAGATACTTTAATTTTATTATCTAATAATTCAAAAGCTCTCTTTTTACCTCTCTGCCCCGCCTCATCATTATCTAAACATAGTATAATCTCTTTAGTGGGTAAAGTCAATATTAAATCTTTTTGCTTTGCTGACATACTCATGCCCAATAAAGCAACAGCTGGAAATCCTAATTGATTAAGCCACATAGCATCCAAAGGTCCCTCTGTAACACATACATATTCACAGTCCCGTATATAAGGCTGTCCAAATAATATATGAGATTTCTTAAGTCCTTTAGAATATAAGTACTTAGGTATTTGTTTTTCCTGTCTAGTAATCCAACCCACTGTTCTAAAATTAATATCTTTAACAGGTATTATTAATCCGTTTGCGGGGGATATACCACACAACCATTTTTTCATACTCTGTTTATCAAACCCTCTATCAAATATCCATTTAGGAACCATGCCTAACTTAAAAGGCACATTAACTTCTGGTAAAGGTCCTTCCTCTACAATAGGTGGTTCAATAAATAATCTTTTACTATGTGTATCTTTATAACTTACTAAGTATTGGTTTACTTGTTTAAAGTCCCAATCTTTATATTCTTGGATAAAACTTTTTAAACTACCCTGACCGCATCCTGCAAAACATATCCACACGCCCTTATCTAAATTTATAGAACAAGATTCTGAGTTATCATCATGAAAAGGACACAATATTGATACCTCATCAACACCAACAGGTACATCTATACCTAAATTAAGTAGTGCTTGTATCCAATCAATCATCCTATTTACTCTGTATGCGGTATAAGTAACCATCTTTCTCTCTCCAAAAACCTTCTGGGAATGTCATACCACACTGAAAACAATATGGGTCATTCTTTACTAAGCCTAAAACTTTTTTATTAAGCAATTCATTTGTATCTACTATTGTCTTACCTACTCTTAATTTACCTCCAGCCGCACACTTACCACATTTTGTATTAATTAAACGTGTCATGATTCTCCTCTATTCTACCTTTATCAACATCCCAGATAAATTCTGTAGTGGATGCTCCTAAATCGCCATCCCTATATTTCTGAAATGCTATTTCTCTTAATTGTGGCTCATCTTCTATCATACACATAGATATGGCTACGTCTGATGCCCTTATTAAAGCATCTCCAAAAGCTACTTGACCTGCCGTAGGTTGTGAATACATGTTTGCTGCATCCCTAGTTGCTTGTGTTGAAGCAACCACAGTGGTGTTTGTAGATAGTGCCATCGTCTTAAGTCCATAAAACAATGAATGCGACTGTTCCCATGCAGCTTTATTCTTATCTGCAGTAGAAACTAAGTATACCCCATCGATAATTAACACATCTGGACTATACTTACGCACTAAATTAGTAATACTAGGTAGTGATATACTATCTTCTCCACTAATATGGTCACATACTAGTAGATTTTTATAGTTTACTTCTTCTAAAAAGCGTTTATATTCGCCTTCATCTATCTCTTTACCGTTTCTAAGAGCACTATGTGATAGTTTATAACCTAATGAGTGCCCTAATAGCACATCCATACGCAAAGCTATGGCTGATGTAGGCATTTCTGTAGATACAAGCAGTGTTTTATGCCCACTACGCACAGCATCTGCTGCTAATTTACAACATAACCATGTTTTACCTACTGTAGGTCTAGCATAAGACGTAATTAAGTCACCGGGTTGCCAACCAACACCGGATGCGTTGATTAAATGGAAAGGAGTGCGTATACCTATCAACCCATCCCCCATTTGCCTAATCTTACTACGCCTCTTCCACTCTTCATACCTATCTAGTGCCCCATTATCGTATTGATTTACATCTTCATCATGTAATATCTCTATATCACTTAGACCTTCTATCAAACTACCTAATGCTTTCTTAGGATTTTCGTCTAATATAGCTTGATTAGAGTTAATAGTGTTCACTATGTTTCTAAACATAACCTGTTTGCTAAACTCATCAAGGGCATAATTAAAATTAACTGACTGTGCATCAGGTTTTAACGTATCAAACTTCTCTATTAATAGCTCTGGTTTAGGAAAGTCCTTATATGTATCGATATGGTCCTGTATAAACTTAAATGTTTCTCCATGTTCTGCAAAATCTTTGGGTGAATGAGTAAAGTGTTTATAATTACTCGATTCGCACAGACTAAAAATGACTGCAGACTCTATAAAATTAAAATTTTCCAATACTATTTCTCTTCGTTTAATTTATTTCTTAGCGATTTTTTCACTTTGTATATGGAGTAGTTTACCACAACTTCCTGTCCATTGACAATCTTTGTGTCAGAAATACTTTTTAACTGTTGTTCTATATCCTTCATAGTGTGGTTTTGAAATTTTTTAAGTAAGAACTCTTTTTCACCTTTATCTAACTTAAGTGAATCTAAATAATCTACGAACTCTACTTCATCTAAGTTTTCATCTAGTTGTTTAACAAAGTCACTTAGTCTATATGAGTTATCGTCTTCTGCGGTTTCTAAATCTAAACTATAACTTTGTATCTTCTTACTTGCTTGCAACCATAGTGTTTTTAATCTATTCACCATAGCTGTATGTAAATATGTGTGGAATATAGCGTTTCTATTTGGCTTATATAACTTAGCTGCTTTAAGAACTATCATTCGTAATTCTTGGGCAAGGTCATCTCTGTCGTAACCTTGTATGTAAATGTTCGACAACATTTTGTTAATCTTCGGCTCCCATTGTAGTATTAGGTCGTTGTCTATTTTCATTTGTTTTTTGTTTCCTATATGTTTGATAACACTCTCGTGTACAATAAACATTCTTTAATTTTAATCTATATCCCTGCATTACTCTTTTTCTGCTCCTATAAAAAGGAACTCTGCAAAAAGAACAGGTTAGTTTAATTCTATTCCACTTAAATCTACATTCACCATCATGTAGTCCGTAACGGTCCGTGGTTGCCAACCTACATACTTTACAGTATACCACAGGTTTAAGTTTAGGTGGGTTGGTTTCTAGATTGTTTTGGAGTAAAACTCTTCTTGCATACGATATATCTGCCCCTGCTCGTCTTGCAATTTCAGATGTAGACATAAAAGGATTTTGTTTCCTAAGTCTAACAACCTTATTCTTTACCTTCATTTTCTAATTTATCTACTTTATCAGATAACTCTTGTATTGCTTTTAATATTGGAGCAATTAATTTTAAATAATTTAGTCGCATATTGTTATCGGTTTCTATTTCATGAACTATTGTGCCCTCTTTAGGGTTTAAACCTGCTTTTTCAATAGCGTCTAATACGTCCTGAGCTGTTACACCAACGTCTAATTTAGTAGGATTACTTTTTTTATTATATTGTACCGGTTCTAATTCATTAACAAAGTTTAATCCTAATTCTAATGGTTCAATATTATCTTTTACTCTAGCATCTGAAGTATCTGTTATATTACCTTCATAATTTATATCTTTCCATGCAAATGTTGATGTTCCTAAGTCATGAGTGTTGTCTACTGAAGGTATCCAATTGTTAGCTACATCTCCTGATAGCTGGCTCCCCCCTAATCTACCACTAGAGTATACTATCGTACTAGCTGTATCAGAAAGTTCTCCTGTAGTTGGAGCTCCTTGACTTACAAATAATTCTATTTTAGCCGTAGCCCCCGTTGGACTTGCAGACACTCTAGCTATTTTTACATTTTCAGCTGACATAGGATACAAATCATTATCTCCAAGAGCAGAAGCCAAAACAACATCTCTACCTACTTGAGCGTTTCTTTGCTCATATTGATGTTCTGAACGAGTTAAAAATTCTGTTGTTGACACATGTGGGTCAAAAAATACAATATAATGTTTGTCAGGATTACCATCGTTGTCACTATCTGTGTCACTAAATAAACCAGCCGTTTCTAAACTTCCAAGACCATTTGTAGAGTGTCTAGTGTCCCCTTTGTTTATAGCAAAAGTTTGACTATTTACGTATAAAGTACCCGCATTCCACGATACAGCTTTGTTGACATCAGATATACTTGACGTTGAATCTGAACCTGTTGTATGTCCCGGAAAAAATTGCCCTCTCCAATGTGGTTTATAGTTTGAAAAGGCGTAACTACCCCCATAGTCATCATCTGTCATATCATCTATATTAGAGGTATTAGGTCTTCTAGCTACAATGGCTCTTTGTAAATCTAATGTACCATCTGTTTTTATAGTACCGTCTCTAAATCCAATACTTTCAATATCTGTATATGATTTACCTGCAGTTTCATTGTAAATCATAGATGTTACTAAATGAGGTCTAGAAGCTAGCCCATGCATTTGTGAATCTACCTTAACCATATATCCCGCTCTAATGGGGCAAGCAAATCTTAAATAATCATTAGCCGATATACTTCCACTGTTTAACATAAATCTTAAATTTTCTTGCCCAGACGCATTATTTTTTCGCACATAGTTTACATAACCGTGTTCTGATACATTACCCCCGTCACCATCTAATTTCATAATGGAACTACCAGCTTTTACCATATCATTATATCCACTATTAGTTACATTATTACCACTGTCAACAACACCACTTGACGCTGCACTTGCATCAGTAAATTGCACTAATGTTCTACTTCCAATAGTGGTTTCTGTGATAGTATCTCCACTGGCGGCTACTTGAGTTTGGAATTGTATTGCCGGATAAGCACCTGTAACTTGGAATCTACCTCTTACTTTAGGATTATTAGCAGCTAAAAATCTTGCTGCTACGGCTTCTCTAATATTACCAGCACTATAATCAGCTCCAAACTCCATGGTAATTGCTACACGTTTTCCTGTAGCTACTGCAGGTCTAAATGTATTAGCTTTTGTAGGGTCGGTTATTGCACTTAACACTTTTGTATTACCACTACTAGCTGTATCTAAATATATAGTCTGCCCTGCTGACACAGTTGCTCTATTACTATCAGCACTTGTGTTGGTAGTCCCTGATAATACTAATAAACCTGCCGAGTTATGAGAAAATCCTGCATATTGAACATATCCTATTATGTCGTCATTTGCATCTACCACCCTACTTGGAAAAGAACTTTCGCTTTTTGCAGCTGAGGAATCATAATGAACCCTATTATCATGTGTTCCAGCTGCCCCTGCTTCATCTCCAGCTGATGCTTCTATTCTTTTGTTAGCAACGGTATCTCCATTAGCATTATATGTCTGAAAAAAATGTTCGTCATTAAAAGCACCCCCAGTGCCTACATAAAAAGCTTCCATTTCTATCTCACGCATTTGCCCAGTTTGACCATCCCTATATCTTACATTAATTACATTGACATTTTCAGCACCTATTTCATCAAAACTAGCTCCTTGAACTATTCGCCTTACACTACCTTTTTCAGTTACTGCTGCTGTAGAGCTTACATTTTGAAATGTTAACTCCCCTGTGCCAGAACCCCCACTTTCATCACTTGCTGCTCCCGGTAAATAACTTGTGGCTCCATAGTTTAATAATGGGACAGTTTTTAATCCTGTTGAAGGACTATAATTATTAGCATCTACAAAAAAACTATATCCAAATGCATTTACATCAGGGTTTTTATCAGTAAGAGCTAATCTTTGTATACTATGTAAAACAGAATCTTGAGTTGATGCAAAGTTTATTCTACCATTTATAGCAGACCCAATTTTTTCTGAATTAGATGGTCTAAATCTGACATCTGCATTAGAGGAATTAGAAACTGGTTCTGTTGTGGTTAATTGAGTCTCTGCTCCATCAGTCCCATCCCCAATATCAGGTTGAAAATTTTGCACTAACTTTTTAACTAGTGATGATATTCTTTTATCATCTACATCTGCAGCTTTGGATGCTATAGACCCAGTATAAGATGTCCCACTGCCTGAAGCGGTCTCAGCACTATAGTACACTTCACTTCCTTCTCCTGTAATTCTACTTCTACCTAATTGATATAAAGCGTCATAAGCAGTTACAAGCAGTGCCGAACCGTTATTATCGTGTTGTTTAGATATGGTTGATACATCACCTCTAAATAAAACACTAAAATTACTTTGGTCAATTACTTTTAAAGGGGTGTTTTCTCTAATTACACCATCCATAATTCCAGCGTCATTATAAATACTATTTCTAGTAGTGTTTCTTAAAATTAGTTGTAATGTCTGTGGCTGATATATAGTGTCTTCTAAACTTAAATGTTGTACTACTGAAAGACCGTTTTGGTCATTTAGTTCTGACCATGCGTATATTGCGTCACCATCATCATGACTAGCCGCTGCTCCACCTCTATCTGCTGCTCTATCTGTAAGTAAGGAACCGTGTGTGTATTCTGCTCTAGCTATGGTTATACCAGTATCAGTAGAACTAGATATACCAGACACTTTAAGAATTTCAGTTCCAATTAAAACGTCCATACCATTTATTAGTCTATGTCCTACTGAGTCTGATTCTCCGTCAAAAATAGTATTAAGGACTGTCATAGATGTTACGGAATCGTTAAAATCTGTAGCTACTTCACCTACTTGAATCCATGCGTATACTTTGGAAGGTTGAAATACTGGTGCAACCGTACTAGCCATTATGGACCTCCGTCTGCCCTAAACTTAGTAACAAATACTAACGTAAAATTAAATCTATCTTCTGTTGCAGGGGCTAAATCAAATCTTGCTTGAGATATAGCTGCTTGATAAGCTGCTACAGCCGTACCCGTCCCATCAGAAACCATTACTTCTACTTTTGAGGTAGATTCATTAAAAAATTTAGTTGTTACAAAGTCTTCTAGTTCTTCTTTTGTAGGAACTGTATAACTTGTGCTACTATTTCTAGTGGGTCCACTTACAGTTTCACTTGGGTCAGATGTGTCTACTATACCTGTTACTGTTATACTAGGTCGTATAGTACCTATATCAATTAATTCAGGGCTACCACCATTAGCTATTGGTATTTGCACTGGAGTTTTTACATAGTTAATAGAAAAAGAATCTGCTTTTAACGCAAACCTTTTTTCAGCACCAGTGCTTAAACCATCATATAAACATACTGCTAAAGCCATTATCCACTACCCCCCATTCTCGCCACCTCTCTATCAGTACCAAATAAGCTACCCTCACTTGAACCAATAAATCCTGCATTATCGGATACTGGAAATGCTTCTTGCATTTGCATAGTTTGTGAATAATCAGAAGCTGCGGACATTCTACCACCTTGATTTATTTCTGCTCCGGCAGCACCCGTGCCTGCACTACCCATTAACATATTAGCTAACACTCCACCTGCAGCTGCACCCCCTAATGCTCCAACTATAGTTCCAAGCACTCCAAACATACTACCAATCGCTGCTCCTATAGCCGCTGCAACTGATTGTATAAAGAATCTCATCAACGCTTTTAATCCTGACTCAATACCTTGTTCAGCAAATGTGCTTGCAATGTTTACACCAGAAAAAATTAAACCTATGAATCCTGCACTTCTAACAAAACTTGTTAATCTACTTACAGTTCCACCCATCATATTAAATACAGTTGCCCCTACGATTGCTTTTGAACCTGTTTGTAATGCTGCTACTACACCCGGACCAAGAGCCGCTGCTCCTAATCCCGTCACTATGTCAGATAATCTTAATCTGCCATCTGCAGATACGCCATCTTTATCAAATAAATTTATAACAGGTCTAAACACATTACCTAATGCTCCAGCTATACTACCTAATGTTCTACCTACACCTGAAATTAATGCTACTAATCTAGGTAAAGTAGCTTGCGATACTTGTGCTACTACTGGTATAAAGTTAGCCATCGCAGCTAACCCTGAAGCAAATAAAGGCATCAGTGGGGCTAAAGCTACATCAATAAACCCACCCACTATTTGGAAAAATGCTCCTAGTGTATTTGTAAATAACTGAGAGTTTTTAAGTAATGCAGCTAAAGTTAATTGAACACCTATTAATTGTCCTATACTTTTTTGTCTTTGACTTGAAGCCTGTTGATTATCTCTTCTTTGTTGAGGAGATTGACCACCAGCACCTGCACCTGCAGCTTGACCACCCTGTTGAAGGGCAGCGTTTCTTGCAGCGTCTTGCACTAAATTAAAATTTACTGTATATTCCTCAGCCATATGTTTTACCTTTTAGGAAAATGTTTTGGATGTGACTGTGTAGCTTCTTGATGTCTGTGATTTCTTTCCATTTGTTCTTTTTTAAGTTCTTCAAATGATTGATTCATCGCTAAAAACATCATAACCTCAGTGTTATCCAACTCCTTTATTTCACTATAGTTTAATCCTAAATTTAATAATGTCAACGTAGTAGCAAAGTGCGTAAATAAAACCGACTCCTTTGTTGACACTTTTATTCCGCGTAAGAATCGGTCTATCCTTTTTTTACTACATCAACCTCTAAGAAATTAGACTCAAAAGCAGAAGGCACTAATTTTTCTAATGCTGCTCCTAACTCTTGATTTATACTAGTTAAGAACTCATCTGTGGTATCTCCCCACGGTGCCTCAACTATTATTTCTTTCAATACTTCTTTGATGTAAATACCACTTTCAAAAGTAGAATTACCTTTATCATCAAATGTCATACATCTAGCTACCAACTCGTTTTTTTCTTGCCAACTCATTGGTTTAATAACCACATCAAACTCATCGTCTTGTAGTTTTACTGTATATGTCTGTTTCTCTTCTTTTATCTTATACTTATTTAAGTCAAAATTTGACCCATCTGTTGTCATTATCTTCTCCTATGTATATACCTTTTCTGTATCTGTTACTATTATTTTTAAGTTTCTACAACTAAACTCTGCTCCTACTTGTAGTATAGGCTCACCACTAATAGGGTGCGGAGCATTTGTTAAGAAAGCTCCATTTTCGCCTAATCCCGGTTCTGCACCAGTTGTTTCATCCCCTGAAGTGTAATCCGCTGGAATTAATATCTGTATACTATCATTAGTTCCTCTAGTGAATGTAAGTTCAATATTAAATCCTTCCATCCCACTTCCATAGTTACCTTCCATAAGTAACTGTTTAAAAAATTCTGTAGCAGTATCTCTGCTAACAGCTGTTTCAGAAGCCCCAGAATCTGGTAAAGCAAGTGTACAAGATAACCCATAACTTCTTCTACCTTCTCTAATTTCTGCAGGACCTC